TCCAAAATTTGGACGTTCTTTTCTGAGTTGTCGCTCATAAAAGGCATTCCTTTCGCGTTGTGAGACCCTAGGTCCTCGTTAATAGTGATGGCGCGCGCTCGAGCGCAATATCGCCATCACCAGAAAAAATGATACCGAGAAGTTTCTAAATTGTCAAAAATCAAATCTTTTTTCCGCGTACTAACATATAAGCGCGTGGGGCAGTCGGCAATCGCTGAATTTCAATTCAGCATTAATTACCAACTACCCCGTTAAGGAAAGGAACGTAACGCGCTAATTCATGCTCGCGCCCAGATGTGGAAGGAGTTGTTCATCCATGTATAGTTGGGCGCGAGCCGAGGATTAAGTGAAGGCGCGAGTGTGTAGTTGTGGGTGCGCCTTTGCCGGAGTACCGGCGTTCACTTAATTTTCACGTGACGTGCAAAGAATTTACGCAAACGCAAACTCTGTCGGATATATGAAATTTATAAGAAAAAAGAGACGCGCCAGATTGACTCTGACGCGTCACTTCATCTAACTCGTGCGCTGTAATTTCCTGCGTGCAATACGCCTTTGATGGGCGTTGCCTGGAAATTTGCGCGTTGCTTGACTAGGAAAGCGCGTAGATGCATAACCAATAACAACTGGTTCTACTTTCTTCGCGTCCTTATCAAACAACTTGCGTATCATTGCTACTATCATCTCGTGTTCCTTTTAGTCTGTCGTTGGTATTTCAAAACCAACGAGTTCTAGGTACGTTGCGCGGAATTCCTCATCATCCATGCGATTAGCTTTTAACCAGCTTATCGCGGCTTCCCGGTCGTATCGCCATGATAGGACAACCGGCTCGCCTACAGAATTTAGAGTCATTCCAATTTCGCCAGCTTTGCGAATAAACCCGATTTCATGCGTGCTTATCGAAAACTTGACGAGTACCCTAGTATCGCGCAATGCCGTTAGTATCTCGTGTTGCCACTGAGAACTGTTCGACAAAGGCGATTTCGCGTAAGATGGAACATATATAACGTCGTCTTTGATTGCCTGCTCGAGAACTTTTATGCCTTTATCGCTGTCCGGGTCAATCCCGCACGATTTGACTAGGTCTCTGAAGTCGGCAACTGTTGGTTTGCTCGCTATACTCATTGTTTCCTCGCGTTGTTCGTGTTAGTGCGAGTACATTACGCTACAAAGCGTCAAATGTATTCTCGCGGAAATTGTCAAAAAACGTTTAAAAATCTTTTTATTAAGAATCAATCAACTGAGCGCAAACGCTGTCGGATGTTTCACGACAAGTTTAAGAAAAAGGCGGGTAAAAATACCCGCCCTTTTCGTTTTGCGCCTAAAATCGGCGCGTTATGGGTTTATGATTTCGCGTTGCGTTTCTTCTTTTCGATTGACAGAATTCTGTCAGTGTTCGCGAATTCACCTTTAGCCAAGGAACGATATTTGGTCGAACCTTCGCGACAAGATGTAACATACACGATTACCTTTTTTGCGTTGTCATCCACAAAACCATGACAGCCGGAAGGTGAACCTTTGCGCCTTGTTTTGCCTACTGCTGACGTTCCCGCCTTGAAGAGTGCGCCTTCGATAATTCCCTTCGATTTGGAACCATCAGTTAGCGCGCCCGCTTCGGATAACTTTGCGAGTTTTTTGTACATCTCGTCCTGGGTTATCTCGCCCATATCGACTAACAGCCGGAGCGACTTAGTCATGTTGGCACGACTGAATTTCGCCTTCGGCGTGAGTGCCTTTATGGCTACGCGTTGTTTTTTCACTCTTCGCGGTTTGGGTTGTTTTTTGTCGCCCGGTTTGCCGACTGGCTTCGCGGACATCGTGTTTTTCTTCGTTACTTTAGGTGTACTCATCTCGAGTTCCTTTCCTTTTTTGCGCGTCCAAATCAACCCGTGCAAGACTTGGAAGTTTTGCGCGTTGATTGTCTTAATTGTCAAAAATCGGGTCGATATGGGATAATACGACAATTTTAGCTTAATTCATAGTCTTATATTATCGCTCTAAATGAACATATTACGCGCCTTATAGGGTCAATCATTGCGAGTTTTACGGGTTGCGCCGTGGGAGGCACTCTCGAGAAAATTTCATTTTGCGCGCGTTTTTTCAACTAAACCCCGAAAAGGGAAAATTCCGCGAACCCGGGGGTGGTGGCGGTAGGAGGCGCGCACACATCGTAAGGTATTTTTTTTTAGTAGGTATAAGTCTAAATATGCTTTAATTTTAATAAATCGCACATGAAATATTATTTAGAGGCGTTATTTAGTGTAGAGCATTTTCCTTTTTGGGAGGGTACTTGTTTATTTTTCCTGATATACTTTGTTAGTATTTCTATCAGATTAAATAGGATAGAGAATAAGTTAGACGGGAAACGCTAGTTGTAACGTGTACCGCTTCCGCTACGAAGCTAAGGAGAAAAACAATGTTTGTCAAGATAAAAAAATTTTTATACAAAAAAGTGAATAGTTTGTGTTATGGTATATTTTGCGCATTTAGGGACGGTTCTCGGTTAAGGAGTCCCAATATATCTAATCACAACTTTTTTACAAACGATATTGATGGTAAGCCTGACTATTCTGGTTTTTAATAATTTGGAGTAGATTATGGTATGGGTAAACCTCGTTATATAATGGATACAGTAAGGAATCAATGGGATGATATGGAGCCTGAGGGTTTTGATATAGTTCAAGCTATGACTGTTTTGAAGAATCTTGCGCCGATTGTAAAGGACAAGATAGATAGTGGTGACGATTATATAATAGAGTTGGTGACTATTCTTTCTATTATTGAGAATCAGGAGATACCGGAGATAATTGATTTTTTCCCGCCGGAGTCATTTATAGTAAACGCATGATAAATATGAACTGGAGAGAGACACACTTCACTATTGCACTATTGGTCGAGAAAATTCATTGAAAGTGAAGATAATGCAATAATGAAGTCTCTCTCTCTCCAACTGTAGATATGTTAAACAAAGTAAGGACGATAAAGGGTATTGAGCGCATAATTTACTCTTCTGAGGCTGAATTTAGAAAAGACCACCCTGATGTGTCTCTTGAGAAAAATTGGCGCAAAGCTCCTGAGGATGCCTGGGTACTGACTGACAATAAAAAAGTTGTGCAGGTTATAGCCAGGAAGGACATATTGCGCCGAAACAAGAAATATGAGTTCATTCGCACAGCTTATGGTCAATTTCTTTGTGAGGACTATGTTAGTATAGATGGAGAGCCTAAGAACAATATTTACACATTTGGCGGGAAAAGCTGGTATGAGTACGTAAATGACAGAAAGGAGCCAACTAAGCGCGAATTTATGTTTGCCAAGTATTATACTACTGAGTCTAATGCTGTTGAGGCTTATATGAAGGCTTATGGTACTGGTACTACTAAGAATGCAAAGGAGAAATCTAGTCTTTTATTAAAACAGAGGAGGGTTATAGATTTGATAAATACCGAATTTCAGAAGGCTTTAGACGAAAATGAGGCATCGCCCACTTATCTTGTACGTGAGATGAAGGGAATCATTGATGATGCGTCGTCTAATAACAGGGATAAGATTCAAAGCATTAAGGTACTTATGCAGGTATCTGGTATGTTAAGCACAGAAAAGAAAACAGAGAGTGTTACCGTTTTTCAGGGGTTCTCTCAGGAGCAGTTAGATGCAATCAAACAGCAAAAGCCAAAAGCTATTGCTCACGCGGAAAGAGCTATCGAGCCGACTACATAGAGGTTGCGGGGTTTGCAAAAAAAGCACGCCTTATTGGTTTATACCTCTAATTAGTGTATATCATAAGAATCCTATAGGATATGTATGCAGTAGATGCAGTAGTGAATATGCAGGTGACTTATCGCTGATAGTCCCTGTTTTTGATAATTATACAATAATAGGGTTTTCATAATGGGTGTAAAGGATGATTTTGTTAATTGGCAGTTAAAGACTGGTCAGCTAGACCATTGGACGGCTTATCATTTAGCGGCTGGCGCATTTATCTGCAAGGTTGCTCAATGGCTGGGTGCTTCTGATTTGTGGGCAGTTCTCTGTGTAGTGATAATTGGTGTGGCTTGGGAAGTATATGAGTGGTTTATTGAGGATTATAAGGTATATGGCGGAAAATCGCGCTGGGCTTGGAACACAGCCGCTGACCTTTTTGTTGAAATAGCTATAGCAATTTGGATAGTAATCTAACAACTGACGATAAAGACAGGGTTTTAAATCTTTGCGCTAATGATTTGATTGCTTTCGGCAAATTGTTCATGCCGGAAGATTTTGTCAATAAGAGCGCAAGTCCGGCATTTCATTATAAAATAGCAAATTTGATGCTGAATCGTAAGAAACGGCGCGTTGCTATGGTTATACCCAGGGGTTTTGGCAAATCTATTCTTTGTAAGTGTGCTTTGCTCCACCGTGTTCTTTTTAGTCCTAAGGAGAAGACTCAGTTCCTGGCATGGGTAGCTGAGGAACAGTCCCAGGCTATTGACCATGTAAAGTATATAAAATACCATTTAGAGTATAATATGGCTATAGGCACTATTTTGGAAATATGTCTGGCGATGCTGTTGGCAACAGGTGGACAGAGAAGGATTTTGTTACAGCTAATGGTCATCGTATCATGGCAAAAGGGACAAGTCAGCGTTTACGTGGTCGGAGTCAGGGCAATGTACGTTATACTGGTATCATACTTGATGACTTTGAATCCGAGTTAAATACCAAAACCCCGGATAGGCGTGCTGAGATTAAGTCTTGGATTGTTTCTACTGTTTATCCTGCTCTTGAGGAATCCAGGGGTAATGAGGGTTTTATCTGGCTGGCTGGTACTATTGTCCATTATGATTCATTCCTTCAAATGGTTGTGGACGGATGGCAGAGTGCAGATGATAAAGATGACTATCCTTGGGATTTAGTCTTTGAAAAAGCTATAGTTGATGGTAAAAGTATCTGGAATGACTATTTCCCGTTAAAAAAGCTTAATGAGAAGAAAAGAGAGTTTACAGAGGCTGGTCTCTTAAATAAGTTCGCGCAGGAATATATGAATGATGCCCGTGATAGTTCACAGGCTATCTTTAAAACTGAGCGACTTCAGAATTATAGAGGAACTTTTCACACAGAAGATAGATATACGTTCCTAAAGGAAGGGGATGAGCTTACTCCAATCAATGTTTATATTGGTGTAGATATGGCTCATACCGCTGTCAAAACATCAGATTACTCTGTTATTTTTGTTTTAGGGATAGATTCAGAGGGTAATCGCTATGTTCTTGACTATTATCGCGAGAGGATACCTACATTCGACCTTTCAGAAAAAGTATTACAGTATGCTAAGTTGTACGCGCCGATCAGGCGTGTCGTTGTAGAAACAGTTGGTGCTCAGGAGATGGTTAGAGATATGCTCCATCGTATGAGCAGGGCGCAGAGATTTAGTTTACCTGGCGTTACAAAGGGTATAAAGCCTCCGCATGGTTTAAAAAAGGAAGATAGGATAGAAGGTTCATTGGCTAGTTTGGTAAATACAAAGCGCGTTTATATCAAAAAGACGCAGACTGAACTTGTTGACGAATTGTGGGAATTTCCGCGCGGAAAACATGATGACATACTTGATGGCTTTTACTATGCAAACTACTTTGCAAAGTCGCCAAAATCTAGTAAATTTAAAAAGAGTCAGGATAAGCCCAAAGATAACGAAAGTTGGTGGGAAGGTATAGGTAAAAAGTATAATGCCTATACTGGGCAACGATTAACTTAAAAAAAAGAGGGATAAATGGCTAATAATAGAATAAAGGTTCATACATCTTGCGAGATAATTCAGAATAATGATGTTTCTGACTTGGAAGGTATTGATTACAGTCATACTGCTTTAGATGGTAATGCCGATTCAAGAACATGGGGTGGTACTTATACTGTTAGAAGTGCAGAAACAAATTCTTATACAGATGGGGATGTCTGCTTTTGGAATGGTGTAGTTGTTGCAGACCCTTCCGCGAGTGGCGGCTTGGGCGATGATACCTGGACTAAGGGCAGTGTAGAAAAAACAGGTTCTTTTCCTGATACTGCTCATGTAGTTGCTGTTGAATATGTCAGTGAGCTTGGTACTGCTAATGTATCTGTTAATATTGGTGGTCAACTTCATGCATTACTTAAGGTTGGGGAGAGTGTTGTAATACCTCTTCATACTGGAGATGCTGTTGCTGATGTTGATATTTACTCAGCAGAATATGTAGTTGACACTCATGAAGCCACTGTAAATGTAATGGTTGCTGGTGTATAAATGCCTCCGGAGAACGGTTCTGAATCTAAAGGCATAGATGAGCTTTATTATTTGACTCTCCTAGCGGAGTGGCAGTCAAAACAAAAAAATCGACAAGAACTTGACTTTTCTGAAGAAGAAATGATACAGTTCCAAAATGCTCTCGCACATTTCAACAAAGAGGAAAATCAATGGGGACCAATGAATGAGGCTTCTGGCGGACGAAGAATTAAACAGGAAACCTTACAGGAAATGACAGAGGCTTTTGAACCATATATAAGAGAAGGCATATCAAATCTTGAGCATCCAGTCGTGAAAAAGCACTCTCAACATTACTCAAATAAAAAAAAGCACGAAGAACGGAAAACGAGAGACTGGGATAGAATGCAAAAGAAGATTGATGAAGGCGGATACAAAGGTGATGATTGGGCAGAAAAGCAATTTTCATATGAGAATATTCTTAACCGTATAGAGATTGGTGATGCTCCTGGTGGATTAATTGGTTATGTGTCGGATATCGAAAATATAAATAGAGAGGGGTATTTGGAAGAAAGGGCTGGAGCTTATTATTCAAACTTTAGGCAAACTAAAGAGAACAGAATAGATGGAAAAATGCTTGGTGGCC